GTACGCTGCCGCTATAAGCACACCACGTCATATGATCACTGTCGCCCGTGTCACAATGCCAGTCGTGACCGTCACTGTTGCGCTCGACGCGCGCATAACTTTTATCGGTTATGGCAGCATCCGACGCAGCTAATTTTATCTGCGCAACCAGTCTCGATACAATCGGGTGATCGAAATCCAGACGCTGCACACAGGCAAAACTCTGCGCCTCTGCCTCTGTAATAATGTTTCTAAATATTTCACGCACAAAAAGAAGAGGGGAGGCCGCAGTCGCCAGCCTCCCCATATCCTTAGTCGGTCACGTACGTTACCAAGTACGAGATATCCCCAGCTGTGTCACCAGCGGCTTCAGACTCAAACCCGAGGGCAAAAAATCCGCCCGGATCGGAACTGTCGCCAGCATCTTCCCAAACGCGTTGGCCCATCTTGTTGATGTCCCGCGCCTCGAAAGCTACTTCGGTGCCGGTTAATACTGCTGCGCGGCAGTCGGTCGTCTCACTAGCATACGCATCGACATCCTTAATTGTAACCGTGCCGTCTTCGGCAACAGTGTACAATCCGATGTTCATGGTGTGCGTTGTGCCTGAGTCAAGATCGTCATTGAAAATCTTGATCGAAACAACTGCAGCATTCGATGGCAACAGACACAACATGATTGTATCTCCAGCAGATAGATCGCCGGACGCAGCGGAAATCGTCCCGCACGCAATACGCATTGTGCCGCCAAAGTTTCTTGCACTATTCATCGTGGGCGGATCGGCGATGAAATTCGTGACTTCTGTGCTATTTACGTTAGCCATTATTTAATCTCCTTTCCTACTCTGAACAGAGGATCTGAACTACTTTGTCTTCTTCCATGCGCGTGGCACCGAATGAAGCGCAGACGTAGACCTGCGTACTGTAGCTCTTGTCGGCGCGGACGCCGATTTCAGTTTTTAAGTCTTTACCTACAGCCAATTTGAGGCCGTCTTCAGCCCAAGCAAACACCTTGCGGTGGCTTGAACCATCGACTTCCAAGCGTGTCGAGGTAATGAACTCAAAACCCAAGAATGTATTAATGTCACCTTGAACAAGCGCCTTCCGTCACACTACAACTTTCGTTGCCAACCTGCGTTGTTTGTGCGCTGGACTTTCTCTTCATCTCAGTAAGATGCTGCCCGTTAAGTCTCTACACCTTCCCTTGACAGGGCTTGGCTCGGGATTGCCATTTTACAGGTTTCCCCGAATTTGAGCAGTTTTCAGCTGACCGTCGCCGGTCAGTTAGGCAAAGAATTTACCGTGTTGAAATCGCTTGAGGTAACAGTAGTACTATTCAACAGATCCTCGATCTGCTCGGGGTGAACCGCGATGTATCTCTTGATACTTGGGTCAACCGAGTTTTGGTCGAGAATCTTTTTGGCATTAACCAACTTTGCAATGGTCAGACCTGCGGCAGGCGAGCCTACTGCAACCTTTTGACCGGCTGGTAAAGCCGTGCTTGAACTGCCCGATTTTCCGGTGCTACTGGATCCCAGAGCCGCCGCTATAATCGAATCATCCATCGCACGTCCTATCGCGAACGCTGCTGCGTTTGCGTAGGTTGATGTCGGGTCAATCAACATCTGAACCTTATCTGGATCGTCGATAAGGTCGGCATATTCATAGTGATCCATTGTCACCATACGCCTCGAATGAGGTGTATCGCTTACATTGTGTTCGCACAAGATCGCTACACTTGTGCCGCTTTCGCTGCTGCATGTCACCACACAGATCAGACCATGTCATCGTCTCATTGAGACGCTGGGCGCTTCGAGCCGCTTGGCTCTACTCGCTTTCGCGATGGTCGTTGCACCTTCCGACTTTTGTCAGCTTGGCTCAAAATTATCTGTTGTCAGACTTCCTTTGAGTTCACCCAGTTTTCGAGATGCGTCGCCGCATCAAGCCGCTAATATTAACGGTGTATCACCATGTCGTGTAGTCCGCTTCTGAGCGGTCATTTGTGTTCGACCGAGTTCGCTAAGCTCAGTCCGCCTTTCGGCAGCTGCATGTCGCCACACAGATCGGATCATATTATAACCGTAACGGTCTCCGGCGCTTCGGTGCCGCTCGGCACCTACTCGCTTTCGCGATGATCTCTGAACCTTCTCTTTCGAGCTTGGCTGCTGATTGTCTCTTACGAGAGTTTCCAGCAATTCACCGGATTGACGTGCCTGTCTTTCGACAAGCCGGGCCTAAAACTAAGCCGAACCAATCTGGTCGAAGAATGCTTTCTCTCCGACTATTGATTCCTCACTCACCGCCCTACGAAGCAAAGAGCCTTTCTGTTGGCTCAAAAGCTGCACATTTGTGCTGAACTGTTGACTAAAACTTGTCGTCACTTGCACACTCATAGCTGCTTCCTTTCTTCTTTAGGGTTAAAAAAATGTGAGCGGTTATCCGTTTTCACGGGCCTAGTGCGTGGGTCTTTCGATTATCCACGACTTTTAAAACGACGTTGCTTTGCAGGCCGGGCCAAGGCTTGTCGGCCTGCTCTGGTCGGTCGTTACTCCTCTTCCCCGTCGGGGTAGATTTGTTGGTATAGTGTCTGTACACGCTCCACATAGTTTGCGTGTTGCGGGTGGCGCGGATCCCAGTAGGGACCATCGTCGCGCATGTATTGTTCAAGTTCTTTCTCGGCCTCTGCCGGTGTAAACGCCACCGAATCTTTGTCGCCTACAAGCGCATCCTCGCTAATGCTCTCATGGATGTACTGCGCGGCGTTCACGACTGTTTTGATAAAAGTCGGATTATTCATAAGCGACGTGCCGTCGTCTAGGCGTAAGTCCATCAGCCCTTCAGCCCCGAACTGCCCTATAAAACTATCGCCCTTGCCGATACGGTCGTCGAACGCGTTGCCATATTCCTGCCGCAATGCGGCAGTGCTTTCAGCTTTTGCGGCTTCGGTGTCCACTTGGCCTGACGCAGCGTTGCCGGTCAGCTCAATGTAAGAGTCCGCGAGTGCCTGCGCCTGCTTTGGGTTCAAGCCAATCTTGTGCGCGGTACTCTCGAACCACTCGGTTAGTGCCGGGTCAGCCTGACCGTCCGGCACCTCCCATTTTAAACCATATTCTTCTGCGCTGCCGGGCCTGCCCAACTTGTCGTAGACTTGATCCCAATCCTGCTCATCTGCCCATTTGCCCGGCACGGCAATCTTGTCTGCACCGACCAAGGACTGCGCATGCACCATAGATTTTGCAAGAGATGTTACATCCTGCATGTTGGCAATGCTCGGATGATCTCTCAGATCATCAGGTAATTCCTGTTTCCAATCCGTTACAACTGCTTGCTCAGACGGGGCTACCGCTGTCTCCGCGACCTCCGCTACCTGTTCCTCAGCCATCTGTCATCATCTCCTTTAAGTTGTTGTCCATATCCTTCATCATGTTTTGCACTATCAGCACCACACTGCGCTGGCCCTCCAGATAAGCCATTTCCATGGCATCGCTGGAGAACACGGGCTGCTCCATGTGAAACCGTGAGCGCATATCGTCAAGAACGAGCTGGCCGTCATCGGATGCAAAAAGCGTTTTGTACGCCTCGCGAATCTTTTTTACTTCGTCCGGTGTCACGCGGCCTCCTCATCAGCCATCGCCGCTGCTACGGCCTCCGGCGGTATATCACCGCCGCCCATCTCCTGCATGGTTGCTTGATCTACCGCCTTGATAGCAGGCGCTGCTTTGCCTGCCGCTTCAGCCGTCTGCATGGCTTCCTGCATCTCGGCTTGCTGCGCCTGTTGCGCGGCGCGTTCATCGCGCTTGTTTAATACTTCCTGCTCGCCGTGTATCACCGTGGCGGGTATCGCCAGCGTCTTGATGAGGTGCTTCGCCATGCCGTCGATGTCGAGATAATCGCTGATAGATGGATCAAGGCCCATAAGCGGGTTAAGAAACTCCAGCAGCTGCACGACGGCCTGCGCATCGCCTTTGCGCTGCGCCCTCGCCAGCGGCGATACATATTCGATTTCTATGTCACCAGCACCTTGCAGAAACTCAGGCGGCTGCGGGAACGCTTCCTGTTTCGACATTATTGACCAGCAGCGCGTTATGAGCGGTTGCAGCAACTCCGACTGCAAACGACCGAGAACAGGTCCGAGCATCCTCATAGACTGCTCTGTTCTTTGCAGGACTTCGGTCGCTGTCATATTTGGGCCTTGCGACAACTGCAGATGATCTACAAAAAAAGCGGCGCGCACCGCCTGTCTACGTTGCTCTTCCATGTTCAGGGCGACCGGGGTGTTACTTCCTATATTCAGCGGCTCAAGCCTGTCGCGGGTGCCAGAGCGGTAAAAATTAAGACCACCCGGCACAACCCGGATCGGCAGCATAAACCCGTCGTCAGGAACCATCAGTGGCGGGTCCGTCATCTTCTGCGCGGCACGCAGGTTCACCTCGGACATGCGATTCAAAACTTTGGTATCCGCGAGCGCGGTCATTCCGCAACTTCTTCCGTAAGAAAGTTCAGTGCTGCTTTTCAGCCAGCGCGGACACACAAACGGGAGTTCCGAATAGCCGGACTCAGATAAAACCTTTTGCTGTTCCGGGTCGATGTAGAGACTTGCAAACTGCATATTGGTCGCGTTCATTTTGACCGGGTCGCGTTCCGAGCGCGGCATCACCACATGCAGAATATCGACCTGTTCGTGTGGATCGCGTTTTTCTGTCTCCAATATCCGCTGGCTGACATTCTCGGCCCCGAACTGATCGATGGCAGCGCGCGCAAACATTCTGAACTTACGGTAAACAGTGTCGATTTTGCCGTAGGCGTCCTCTGCCAGGTAAACCTCGGCGATGTGTCTCGTGCTGAATCTGAAATTGTTTTCCTCGTCCGCCTCAATCATCATGGTGCCGGTGCCGAACACGACAAGGTCGTCGTACAACTCTTGTATCTGCTCCTGAAAATTCGACCTATGAAACGCCGTGTACATGGCGTCCTCGGCGGACAGCAGCCACTCGCGCGCCTCATCATCTTCCTGCAGGTCTCCGTCACGGTAGCGCAAAGAAAACCACGCAGTAGACATATTCGTTAACATGCCGTGCAGGCTTGCGGACAACATTTCCGCTGCGCGCACCGCAGTGCCATCAAATATCTGCTCGGTGCGCTTTTTGCCCGGCGTTTGCGTCTTCAAGACAATGTCAGCCTTGCGAGGCCGCATATAGTCCGCCAGCTCCTGCCAGTGCGACTCCCATGTGGAGCGCTGCGTCTGCAGACGACTGAGCCGTCTGAGAATGAGCGATGCGCGTGGATCAGCGGCCATCAGTCACCCAATAACGCTTTGCGCGCTGCGCCTGCGCCTGCATCGACACCCTGCGCGCCGGTCAGTATCGTGCCGGACATGGATGCTCCGCCGCCGCCATAGCCTGCGCGGCGTCGGGTGCGTCTTTTGGTTGCCCTCTCGGCTCCCTCTCGCACAACCTCGCGCGGCTTGACCAGCTCTCTCGGTTCTGGTGGCGGCGGCGGTGCGGCCCGGCGCTCTTCACGATTATCGCTGCGTGGGCTAAACAAATTACCCATAACTAGTCTCCTGCTAATAGATTCGGTGATGTCGGGCTAACCGACTCCTCGGTAGTAAGGCCGCGCGGACCTGTCAGAATAGTCGAGCTAATACCGCGCTTGCGCCTTATACGATCACGCTCACGATCCTCCATTCCGGCCTCGACCGGCTTGAGAGGCGGGGCAGGGGGCGGAGGCGGTATCGCTGGCATGGGCGGAGGCGTGGGAATCTTTGGCATTAAAAAAGACATTACAAAATACTCTGTGCTTGGCTTGTCAGGGGATTGTAATTTGCCGCAGCCGTTATCTGCGGTGGTGAATCGTGGCTGTTGAAATCTCTAATTCCAATCGCGGCATAGCGGAATGCGTCTGAGCCATGCGAGGCCCAGTCGTGGACAATCGACGAACGGAACGTGCGGTTCTTTTCATCATACTTTCTGTGGTAATACCGCAGCGCCTCTAGGCCGTCATGGCAAGCCTCTGCATCAAACCAGCATCGCGGTATCAGCATCTTGGCGGCGTGTATGCCGTCCTCAAGAGGCAGCTTCGGAACTACTCTAAAATTTATACCGAGGTCATAGGCCGCTTCGCGTCGCGACCGTCCTGTACCCATCTCCCTTACCTCGATGTCGTGCGGAGCGTGATGCGTGCCATACAGATACCCGCGTTCATCCAGCATCCGCGCATAAAACGGGAGTCCTTCATTGCGCTCCTCGACGTAATCGATAAAATGCAGCGCGCGACCAATTCTCTGC